CCTATCTTACTCTCTGTGGCTATGGTCCTGAAACTCTTACCAGTAGTTAAGTAAGTTTTAAATAACTCATAATCAAACCAGCTGGCATTATCTTTTACAATCTGGTACATCTTAATCTCTATTGCCTCCAGAGAAACCACTCCAGGGTCCTGGCCCTCGTCTATCCAATTATATTTTTCTTCAAAATCGTACTGACTGCCTAAATGATTATACTTTAAATTAGATTTCTTTTTAATGCTGTTTAGTATTATTGACCTTAGTACAAAAAACATATAGCCCTTAGATACTTTGCCTTTGTCGTTTACAACTTTGTCAAATAAATCCTCGTATCTGGATAGTTTTAAATAGGCCTCCTGTACAAAGTCTTCAGCATAGTTAAATACTTCATTGTTATTACCAGCTATTGCCTTAGCCATCTTTATGTACTCAGGGTGATATTGGGCCAGTAATTCCAGGGCTTTATTTTTGCTCATTAAAATGCTAATTTAGGTGATTGATTAGGTACTATCATTGTAGGTAATGGTTTACTATGGTTTATTATATCTCTACCAGCTACAGTAAAAGCTACGTTACTGGGTTGCATCCTTAAGGATATTGGCGCGTCTAAACTAGTTGGCCGTCCGCCTGTCTCAGTTTCTTTTACTTTCACTACATGTATATCTGAAACCATCCAGCGCGTTGGGTGTTGTGTGTACCTGTGAGTACTTATAACATCGTCCGCTCTGTTACCCCATTTTCCACCACCTTCAACGTCTGCCATACTACATGGCTGTGGTAATCCTTCAAACTCATGACCGCTAGGGTGTTTTTTTCTTAGAGCTTCAGTTACAGCGTGAGCGTTTAACCATAGTGTTACATTATTCTCTTTACAAAATAGTCTCATTTCGCTTGCTATTTGATAGTCATACTCATGACCTCCAACTTGCTTAAGTAACGTTACATCCTTAATCAGTGAATTGTAAGGGTCTACTAGTAAGCCGTCGAAATGCCAAACGTCTAGTATTTGCTTAGCTTCATTCATTAAGGTTCTGGCGCTATATAATTTATCCACTGCCATGATTTTAAAGTGGTCATTTATCCAGGATAGCTCTGTTTCAATTTGTGCATCTGGTATTTTCTGTATTGGTATACCAGTCTTGAATTCTAATAATTTACGGGCTATACTATAGTCACTATTTTCTGAGCTAAATACTAGCCATTTTTTGCCATGCTTCAAAGCGTAAGCCATCATTAAGTACAATATAACTGTAGTTTTTCCAGTGTTAGCGTGTCCGATACAAATGTTAAAAGCTCCAGCTTTAAATCTCAAATGTTCGTCTATTTCTTCAATGCCCAAGCCCTTACCTTGCTCTATGCGGTCATATTTTACATCATATAATTTGCCCTTTATTTTTTCAATATCTGTTATCATAATCTGGCTTTAAGTTAATTAATAAATAAGGGGGCTTTTACACCCCCATAATTAAGCCATAATTAAAATGGTAAATCTGGTGTAGCTCGTCCAGCTTCAGACTGCTCTGAGGCCCCAGTTTGCTGCTCTACCTTGTCGGCTACAGTAATCTTGCCATCCGTCCAGACTACCTTACCGTTAGCGATATATTGCTTAGGTTCCTTAGCGTCTCTCTGGTCCTTTGTCTGGTCCATTGCTGCGCTTACATTTTGACCGTATACATTGGTCTCGTCGTTTACAAATACTGAGATATTAGCCCAGCCCTTGTCGTTAAATTGAATTTTCTCTTTGTTGATACCGATTGATATAATTGTACTCATAATTTTATGCCTCTCTTAAAGGCCTGATTTTAGTGTTGGCAAAATTGCCGTTTAATTAATTAACTTGCTATAAATATAATACTTATTTATTCTTACTCAAATTTTTAAGCTGGTGAGTTTTCAGCAGTTGTCAACGTTTCTAATACTTTACCTTTTAAAGAGTATTTGCCTTTTATCTGAGCTACAGTTACAGTCTTATTAGTTACTGCCTGTAGGGCTTTTAAATAGGCCTCACTTGACAAACTCAGCTCTGGTAATACAACAGCCTTTGCTGGAGCTTTACCGTGCGTATTTGTAGCGTCGGCGTCTTTGGTGTCATCTAGTAGAAATAAACCTCCTAGAGCGTATTTGCGAGCGTATGAGCTACTAGCTCCAGTACTCTGGGCCTTGTCCATACCTTTGCGGTTTAAATCTAAACCAGCCTGGGCCGTTACGTGGGCCTTAGCTTCACCGTCTGTAATTTCTGCTGTACATTCTACGAACATGTTACCAGCTACTTCAATTACTTTGTCTGTTACAGTTAGTAATAATCCTTGCTCATTTAAGAGCGGTTTAAGCGCTTCTAAGATATCTTCAGCATTTCTGTAGCTATACTTACCAAAAGAGTTGTATTGACTCTTAGAGGCTTTTAATTGGTTCTGGATTGTAATTAGTTTTTTTATCATAATTTTTGTTTTTAAGGGTTATTTATTAATATGCGCCAGCCTTTGCTAGCATTGTTATTCTCTTAGCTGAGATTGTAAATAATTTAGTCTCTTTCACGTCACCTATAAAAGCTACGTCGTTATCTTTTGAGCTGAAGATAGAGATAGAAAACTTACTCTTTGGATAGTCTTCTAGCATCCATTCCCAGTCACCGCCTTTTTTGGTGTTAGTCGTTAGTAGTGTAAGAGCTTCAGCATATCCGAATAAAAAATTTTCTTCTAGATATCCTGTAAAATCGTTCTCAATAATTAGTCTTGAAATTTTCATAATATTTGTTTTTTGTAAAGATAATACTTTTATTTACTTAATACCAAACTTTTTTGGATTTATTTTAATTTATTTTTAATTTTCTCTAGTAAGTGCCATCTACTCTGTAGGTCATCGCGTCTTGCGTCCATTTCTGGCAGCTCTTTTAATACAGCTCTAAATAACTGGTCCGATAGTATGAAACCATTTTCAAGGGTTTGCATTGCGTTACATTCGTTTCTAATTTCGTGTATTAGAGAATTTACTCTTGATATTTTTTGCGTGTTGTTCATGGTGTTTGTTTTTTGGGGGCTGTTAAACCCCCGTTATTTTTAGTTGTTATGTTCGTCTATTGCTGCCTGGTCTTCTGCTACTGCTAAGGATACTTTTTTTAATGCTCTTAAAACTTCTAGAGCGATGTAGTATTCAGCCTGTGAAACCATCATGTTATCACTTAAGTTATTATAGTCATCTAATTTGATATCTCTTAATTTACAAAGTAGTCTGTACTGTTTTTTAATAGCCTTTTCAATTTGTGTTACGTTTTGCATTGTGTTTGTTTTTATGTTCGGTACAAAGATACAATACATTTCTAGTATAAACCTGAGCTTTTTTTAATTATTTTCGTTTTTTTTTGAAAAAAGTTTATAGCACGCAGAAAATCAGGCAGTTACGCCTGAAAATATTTTTAAGAAAATTTGTGTTTAGAAGTTTTGAGAGTCTTTTAACTCCTTTAGTAGGTCTCTGAATTTTTCAAATAACTCTAAGTACTCAGGTTCTGAGATTTTAAATGTGGCCCTGGAGTCTTGTAGTAATTGCTCAGCTAGCTCTGTACCTATTTTTAAACTGTACTCAAACTGACGCCCGTATTCAAATCTATTGCATTTTCTACACTGTAAATTTACGTTTCTAGCGTCCCATCTGGTAGCTAATTTACCTCTAGATATGAAGTGACCAGCGTCTGACTCACTGAAGTGAATACCTTTATCACATGATATACATGTACCATACCCCTCAGAGTTTACGTTTAGTCTACGTATATACTCATGGAACGGTTTATCTATCTTAGTTTTCCAGTATTTTAGAGTCTTCTTTTTTGCCATGTAGTGTAAATAGTGGTCCAGGATAAACCCCACAGAAACCTGGACCTTTTAAACTATCTATAATCGTATTGATAGGTTTATTTAAAAACACTTTTAAACCACTTATAACGCACATGTTTATAACTCCTTAAAACTAAGTTTGAAATCTCAGGTATTAAATTTTGAGACGTGTACCTTTAAATTCTTATGAGTATGCAGCTAGTAATCTTACAAGGCTTTTAATCTTACAAAAAACTTCTACCAATTAACTGGATTATTAAGTAAATAGCTATCCAGTTATTAGGTTTTAAGTTAACAGATATTAAGTAAAAAGATATATAGTAAGGCTGTACGTTAGTGTTTAGGTATGTGATAGGCCTTAACTATGTTTTGTTTTTAACCTTGTTAATTATTTTTTCACCAGAGCGCACTACAAAATATCCACCTACAGCTGTAACTAATAAAGCCTGGAGTAATCCTATCCACTCAGGGGCTATTTTAAAGCCTTCTAAGGAACTATCTAGCATAATGAATAGAAACATACATACAAGTAAAAAAGCGAGCGTGTACGGCCTTATATTTTTACTAGCCCAGGAGTCGCTATGTAGGTCCGCTTCCCAGCGTCTAGATATCTCAGTTTCTAACTGCATGTCATATTGTAGCTGCATAATTAGTAAGTCTTTATCCTCTGGGGTTAAATCCTTGTCGCCTTTGATTGCATCGCCTAAGGCGCTTAGTTGCTTTATTCCAGTAACGCTCGCAGCCAGGTCTAAAAGCTGTGGGCTAAATTTCTTACCGTTTTTAGCTAGCCACCTTAAGCTATCACCTACTCTGGTAGTGCCATTTTTATCTTTGTATTTACCGTTTACACTCATTATAGTAATCTATTGTATATTTGTATTCTATTTGTACGTCAAAGCTAGGGCACGCCTTAGAGCTAAATTCGTTGTGACCGTGCAAGGTAGCATCTATGTGCTCATCCATTAAGTCGTATATTAACAAATCCATAGCGCTTTTTTGTGCGTCACTCCTGGTATCTTTAGGCTTCATTTGCTTGTCTAGCCCACCAGCGTAACATATACCTATAGAATTCTTATTTAAGCCCTTTGCGTGCGCCCCTGAGCGCTCTACTGGTCTACAATTATGTAATACACCGTCTAGGTCTATGAAAAAATGATATCCAATATCGGACCAGCCATTTTGTACTACGTGCCAGCTATATAGGTCGTCTGTAGTTACGTCTCTAAACTCAGGCGTCGCGCTGCAATGTATTATTATTTTATCTATGTGTCTCATCTTAGTAATATAATAACCTTATTAGGCCCACTATAGTAGCTACTAATACCGTAGTTAATACACCACCTACCCAATTAGCTGCCTTAGCTATTTTTTGCGCTTGCCTATTAGCTTTATGCGCCAGGTCTTCAGTTTCGTTAAGTCTAGTTAATAACCCCTTATTTGTGCTGTTTGGGTCATCTTTTAAGATGGTTAGTATTTCTTTAAGGTCACCCTCTACATTTTCTAATCGATTTGAGAATTTGCTCATTTCGTTTCTATCTTGTTTGTTCATGTTATTTTTTTATAGATTTATCTAAAAACATTTTTATATTATTTTGAAGTATCACCACATTAGATGGTTGTATTTTTGTTAAAAAAGAAACCTCTCTAGTATCGTGCCTTAATACCTGTAAGCCGCTACTAAATCCAGCATCTATTAAAGCTTCAAGCGTTGGTTGCTTTATGCCTTCAATAAGTTTTAAATCTATATCAACTTCTTTGTATTTATCTTTTAATTCATCATTACTTGCAGTAACTTTAGTACGCAAATGTAACAATAATTCTTCTTCCTGAGTAAGCCCTATTAAGCTTAATGTTTGTGATACCTTTTCAAGATACCTCTCTGCCTTTTCTGATGTGCTTGTTATTAGTAGTGCTTCTATTTCTTCAAGAACACTTTTTAGAGTTGCTGTTACTACAGGTATTTTTCCAGCTATCGGACCATCTTCAAGTGAAGCTGAGTCTTTGACAGGTTGTAATTTTATTATTGCAATAGCGTCTAGTATTGCTGCTGTTTGTTTTTGATTTAAACTATAATTTGACATTTTTTTATTTTAATTATTACCATTGCGCTATAGCAACTCTTTTCCATGAATTTGTGGCCCAACATACGTATATGTAAGTAGATGTTATTCTTATTTCTCCTAGCGCTCCTGTGTCGCCTCTACTAGATGGAGCGGTTTGCATTGCTGAAATTCTGTATCCAGTAGCTAAAACTTCTCCGTTTACATTTAAAGCTTGAGATAAAACAGTTGTTCCTATACCTACATTACCGCTATCTTGGTATATCTGGCTATCTTGAAGGCCCAGCGTTCCGCTTCTGCTATATGGAACGTACCCGTCAGTTAGGTCAGTAGCTATTAATGTTTCTGCCTGTACGTTACCATTAACTTCTAGCTTTTCACTTGGGGATACTGTACCTATCCCTACGTAACCAAATGTTCCACTTATTGCTAGTACGGTTGTACTATTTGTATTAAACCTAATATTAGGAGGTAAAAAGCCACTACCTACAGCTGAAATTATGCTATCTCCATCTCCAGCAACCTTCATTTGCAAGTAGTTAGAAGCATCGCTTCCAATACGTACTTGAGGTTGCTCAGTGTTATCTACTACGTGAATTTTAGCTCCTGGGCTAGCCGTTCCGATACCTACTTTCCCCTGAATTTCTAAATCTGTTAATATCTTTTGAGCCATAATTTTAAGGGGTTTTATCTTTATTTAAAAACAAATATATTACTAGTATACCGTCTTAATTAAATGTAATCTGTACTCATTTGAAGCTGGCGCTACGTTAAAGATAACTTTTACAGTGTTATTTGTAGCCCTGGAAACTTCAGCAAAAACCGTGTCACCCGTAGCTTCTTCGACTAGCTGAGCGTTGATGTTTTTTGTATTCCAGTTATGAGTCACTGTAATCGTTGTAGACGAACCGTTACCGATTAGGTAACTATTGTGATTGCCTGAACCTAAAACGTTCCCTACGGCGCTAGCTAATCCAGCTGGCGTTACTGCCAGGACTGTAGATACTCCAGCCGCAGCCTCAGCTGGTGTAGCCAACTCCACTAACCCCTTTACGGTTGTACTAGCTGACTGCATAGCTCCAGTAGTTGCACTAATTACTACACCATCGGTTAAGTTAATACTCTTAATGATATTTACACCAGTTACACTATAATCTGTATCCGTACCGATTACCGTGTTATACGTTCCAGCTGGTTGTGCTCCAATATTTGCTGGCGTTAGTGTTCTAGTACTCACTGTTGCGTTGGCGTCTGTAACGTGTCCTAAGGTATCTGTAGTTACGTTAAAGTCTAGGTCTGAAATAATTACAGCCCCAGTAAGCGCTCCAGTATCTACACTCATATCGTCACCTGGGTGCGTAGGGTGTACGTAATTGTTTGCGTTTGTAGCTCCAGTATATCCTAAGTCACCTAGCGTTAAATTTCTAGTACTTACAGACTGTACAGCTCCATTTGTTAAACTCATTACATCCACTACCTGAGCCCCTGAAGTATCTAAGTTTGTAGATGTCCCTGACGTAGTGTTATATTCACTAGGTAAAGGTATGTTATAGTAGGTTGTACCGTTGTTTGTAAATTCCCAGCGGTCCGAAGTTTCATTCCATCTTACAGTAGTATTAGCAGCCGTTCCTCTTTCGATTTCTATACCTCCATTTTCGGACGGTGTACCAGTAGCATTACTGTTTAAAGTAATAATGTTATCGGCTAAGTTAATAGTTTCAGAGTTAACTGTAGTGGTTGTACCTTGTACAATTAAATCACCAGATACTGTAAGGTCGTTTCCTATTGTTACATCGTTAGGTAATCCTACTGTGATAGTATCGCCTGACTCAGTTACTGTAGTCTCGTTTGCAGTACCCGAAATAGTTACGCTATCCGTTCCAGAGCCAGAACCTCCAGCGTTTAGGTTTATAGTAGATGTGTTTGCGCCACCAGTACCCACAGATATATCATAAGTGTGGTTAGGGCTTGCGGGAATTGCAGCAATCTGACCAGTTACAAAGTCATAAATCTGGTCACCAGTTGCTAAGTTTACTCCACCATTCGCAATGGCAGCTGTAACAGCTGTTAAACTAGGTGTAGCTCCAGTACCACCAGCTACAGAAATAGTGTTAGAGTTACCAGTGCCTACGCTTTCTACGTCACCATTAACGCTATACCAGGACGACCCGTTATGCATCATTAATTTGTTAGTAGCGGTGTTGTAAAAAATCTGCCCTTCAGCTCCAGCTGGTGCAGCTCCTAGTGGATGTATTTTTACGTTTTGAATTTCATTGCCCTCTAGAGAAATGTTTGCTAAATGTTTAATTGCCATTGTATCGTTTTTTTATTAATTAATGTAAGCCGTTCCAGAGAAACCTCCAGTAAAGTTAATAGTTATTGTGTTTATGCTTGTGTAAGTAATCTCACCAGTTACATTAGTGCCAGCGCTATCAATTACAACGGCGTTAGGATATTTGTTTAGGTTATGACTTATAACCCAGGACGCGCTAGCCACGTTTTGATTATGAACCATGTTTAAGTCACCCATAGATAAAACTGACCCCGTAGTACCATCTGCCAGTAAAACCTCCAGAGACGTGCCCGTAGGTGTTTTAAAGCCCGTTGCTTCTACATTTACGCTGGCCTTTACTTCAGTACTAGATAAAGACAAGGGCGTAGGGGCTCCTAGGCCGTCCGTCAATCTCTTAGGTGAACCAGTTAGCGCTGCGTTATCCTCTAATTTTATTATAGACTCGTAGGTGTCTTTTACTCTTTGCCCAGTATATGTTGCCATGTGTTTTGTGTGTTATATATTCCAGCCTCCAAAAATAACCTCCCTTTGGGCGTTTAATTGGTCTCTAGTGTTTAGTAAATACTCAGGAAAACTAGCGGGATAGTTAGTTAAATGCGATACCATCCTAGAGGCGTAATGCTGGGCCGTGTCTCTGGTTTTTTCTATCATTAATTCTAGGTCCGCTCGGCTTAAAGTTTCAGCGCTCTCGCTAGTGTGTTTAAATACACCTTTGTTATTAATGCTAAATTGACTAAATGGTAAGAACTCTAATAATGAGAATTGGCTAAGTGACGGTTTAATGTGCTTAGTCATCAGCTCCAAATAAGCGCCAGTAAGCGTGTCGTTTAAAACATCAGCCTGTAGCTTTTCGTACAGGTTAGAACCTAGTAGCTCATGTATGTGAATATCCTGGGCTATTTCTACGTATTGCACCACTCTATCAAAATCTAGATTTCCAGATATAGGGGTGTGCCTTACTAGGTCTTCGCGGCTTATAAATAATGCTTTCATAGTTTATCTTCTTTTTTTACTTTTATTTGATGGCCTCCAGCTAGGATGGTGTCCTTTGTCCGCTCTATCTATTTGGGCCTCAGCTACTCGTCTATCGTTTTTAAATCTGCCCGACTTTGGGTTAAAATGGTATTTTCTGGCCTGAGCTATTGTACTTTTTTTTACTCCATTAAAGGCGCCACCTCCCCAGGCTTTACCGTCGTTCTTTTTACGTTTTATATATATGCGTCTTTCAAACTTATGATAACAATTTACACCGCCTTTATGTAACCAAATACTATAGGATTGTCCCTTATGGCCCAGGGTTCTATTTAGGCCCTGTGATTTCATTTTTATGATATCTTCTTTTCTGTAAAGCTTATTCGCGCCCTCCATAGCCATGCAAAACGGCCTACCTTTTTTAGCCAAACTTGACCCGTGTTTTTTAGAGCCCTGGACGTATGCATATCTTACCTTTACAAAGTTATTATCTTGTCTACTCTTTGCGTTCCTGTTAGCTGACCCAGTACTAGCTAGGGCCACGTTTAAACTAGCATTTAACATGCCTTCAAAATCTTCGTCTTCAGTTTCGCCGTCGTCTATCCTGGCATCTATACAAACCCAGTCATTATCTTCGTCTTCGCCTACACCTAAAATGTATACCAGGGCCTCGGCCTTTTGTTCGTCAAAGCTGCACATTAATCTCTAGTTTTTAGGTATGCACTCATTGCTATCTCTATAGCGCCGCTTAGGTTCTGGTCTACTGCATTATCTTCTTTATCCTTATCGTTTACCTTGTCTACTTTTTTATCGTCGCTTACAGCCTCTGTATCGTCTTCGTCAACCTCCTGGTCCTCGTCTGTAAATTCGATAGGTTGTGAAGTAATAAAATAAAGCTCTGGTACTTCACCATTAAGCTCTAGGATTTCTTCTAAGGCATCTAAAATCTCATCCTGGAAGTTACGTATAACTGTAGAGTTAAATAGCTGTGAGGCTACCATAATCTCATCTGAGTTAGAAGCTAAGCCGTTACCGCCGTCTTTAATTCCTAAAAGCATTGGGCTAGTTACTCTGTGGCCTACTAAAATCTTATGCATGGCTTCATTTGCTAGGTACTCATAATGTGAAGGTGCATCATTTAAAGAAATATCTTCTACAGTAGCCTGGCTGTCTTTGTCATCATTAAAAGCTACAATCACCTTTTGCCCTCTAGAGCCAGTAAGTTTGTTTTTAACGTCTCTGGTAATCTCGTCTCTTTGTGATTTACTAGGCACGCCGTTATTGAAATTAACTACCTTTGTACCACTAAAAGAATTTTTAGCATCATTAAGTAAGTAATCAGATATCTCATTTTCAAGCTCACAATACGGTAAAGCTCCAGAGTATCCTACAGGGCTAAAATATGAGTAACCTGAAACGTAAGGCTTCAAAATAAACAACTCTATCAAATCCTTAGATTGTCCAAATGTAGGTATTTTCTTTAGTGTATCAGATTGTCTTTTGTTTAACCAGTCTGGGTGATAGTAGTAATGCTTTATAACCCCCTCAGCGTCCATCTTAGCTGGTCTAAGTGTGTGTATAGGAAAATGCTTTATACC